GCGTGTTGCAGCCGTTTTTTTACCGTCTTCATCATAATTATGAATCCAACCGCCCTTTGCCTCTCTTGCGGATAATTGACCGTCATCTAAAACTTTTCGCACACCATCAGAAAGTTGGACACCTTCGTCGAAAGCCTTTTTTAATTGGTATGAATATGTTTTGCGAGGAATACCAAGCATTTCAGCAGCTTTAGTTTTATTTTTATCGCATTCGTAATACACTGCAACAATATCACGTAAATGTTTCTCGGTCAGCATATCACTTATCTCCGATTAAAGATTTAACGTCTGCTTTGATCTCTTTGATATCCTCGTTTCTTCGTTTTATTTCAGCCTCTAACAAGGCTATTTGCTTTTCATTGGTGAATACTTTGCGCACAAGCCAAACCACTCCACCAATAAGGCTGAGTGTGATTGACGTTAAAACTTTATCCCATTCGATATTCATCTTTTCTTAATCCACTTCTCGACAGGGCGGGTAAGAAAATATGCGCCTGCAATTACTGTTAAAAGTTGCGCCATTTGGCTTGATAAAGGCGGAGTAGATCCCCATCCAAAAACCATGTCCCAAACAATCACTTTGTTAATGTAGATGACGAAAGGGAGTGCAAACGCTGGTCTAATCCATCTGGTTAGCCAATTCCCCTGCTCTGCAATCAACACTGCCTGTTGAGCCTTAAGGGTTTCAATCCGCTTTTCAGCATCAAGCTTTTTTGAGTCAGTGTCCGCAATAAGCTTCAGTTCGTAAGCATGAGTTAGTTGCTTTCCGATAGCCTCAATCGCACCACCTGATAACCATGACAGAATTTTACCTATCATAAGCGCTTACCCATCGGCGTTGTTGTGATAGATCGAAGCCAAAGATTAACGACAGCTATAGCAATCGCATACGGGGCTTCGAAACCCTCTGGCAACACATCAAGCACTTCCGTCATCTCTAAGATTGGCATAATCGTCAAAAGGCAGTTGACAAGGATTGTGCGATAACCCTTTAGTTTTTTACGAAAGAAATCTAACATTAGAACCACCCCACGATAACTTCCCACCAATTTGCAACAGCCGCTGCGACTAAGCCGCCTGCAACGAGCAAATGTGTTTTTGATTTTTTCTTCTGTTCTTCTGTATTTGTTGGCTTGTTTGGACGCGCAAGATTTCCTGCGCTGATACCTGGTAAAGTTACACGCTTGCCAGTAGACCATTGAACACTACCAACAGATGTCGCTTTGTAGACAGTCGCTTTACCATCACCGGAATAAGTGCCATCAAAAAACAGATCACATTCGGCTTGCCTACGAGGGATAATTTCAGCAGGCTTTCGCCACAACATGAAGTTTTTGCGGGCGCCTTCAATGTCACCAGCATTGAATTTTCTAACCCATGAGGCTTTATGAATGCCGCCCGTATTAAAATCAAATGATACAGCAGCATCAAATTGCGCTTGTGTTAATGGCTTTGAGAACACCTTGTTAACGCGTTTTTCAAACTTCTGTACGTCACGTGCGAAAATCTCCATGACTTCCGTCAGGCTTAATTCTCGCGTAACTGTGGCAGGGTTCGGCGCACCAGCATTTTTAGTATGCCCAATGCCAATTGTCCAAACGCCTACGCTGTCTTTATATCGAGACAGTACAATGCCTTCGTGGGATGCTATTTCAACAAGCCCTCGTTCTGAGACTTTCATAACAATTTTCCTTTAATTTAGCGTTTTTAAGCTCGATATTCTCCGGCGAGCATTATTGTACCATCGGCGCTTATTTCACCCACAGTCATAGCGCTATGCCCTGCTGTTTCGGTCGCTGACCATTTTTGCAAAACAATTCTGCTTGTATTTTGGAGAACCCTACCGCTAGGAAGAGCTGCGGCTGTCATGTTAAGATTTGCGGCGTAAGTGCATGTAACCGGATAAAATATAGCTGTTGAGGAAGATGTATAAGGCAAACCAATTATTGAAGCCGCAGCTCCTGATGTTAAACTACCTAGATCAGTCAGAGTTAAATACAGTTCATATATAACTCGATTGCCAATCTTGGTATAAGTTCCCGTTTGAAAACTATATGTTGCACCCTCATCGGACAAACTAGTATCAGTTAAGATTGGCGTGAATGTTCCTTCTTCATAATCGTCAAGTGTATTCGGATCACTCGAAGGAACTTGAGTTGATGGAAAGACTACGCTTCCAGCTATCTGATTATTTCCAAATGTGCCAATCTGAATAATCTGGTTGAGTTTGGTTGTCGTGTAAAATGCCGAAGGGATAGAACCAGTAATATCGGTGACTCTGAGCCATGACTTACGAAGAGAATTGCCACCGCTATTGATTTCGTTGATGTCCGAAGTCGCTGAAGTTCCTCTAAGGTCTAAATAAATGTCACAAAGATTTGTTGCCCCAAACAGGCCGGATGCTCCAGCCGTTGCCCCTCCAATCTGAGCTTTATAATCACAATCGGCGACATCCCCAGTAACATATATTCTAGAATTATGTGCCATAGCGCAATATAACGCCTCTACATTAGTTGACGCAGCGCTCCAAGTTACTCCATTTGGATCTAGAATTCGTTGTGCAGCCGTTTTTGTGTTGGTCACATCCACTTGCACATCGACACCATGAGCACGACCTAACACAACACCTCTCTGACAATTCATAGCTGATCCACGCACGGTGACGCCATAATGAGTTTCAGCACCAATCACACCAGTTGCCTCTGCCCCTGAAATGACGGTATGTGCATAACAGTTTTCGGCGATAACGTGGGCATGAATTGAGGATAATTTTGTTGCAATCACCGAGACGTTAAAATCCATGCCAAAAGCGTAAGAGGCACCATCAACAGTACATCTGACATATGCACTCCCGTTCTTATTCCCACTCGTGCCAGGCTGAAAAGAAACCGCCTTTCCTCCATCAATGAATGAACCACTGTCAACAGACGGCAGGTTTTCAAAGTGAACATCAAGAATGTTGAGGCGATCCCAACCATTAGTTATGGACATACCATTCGAGCCAGAGCCAGAAAAGGCAGTTAGCGTTGCAGTTATTTTGATATCCCTGATTGTTATATTGTCCAACCCGTTAAGCTGAAATACGTCCGCACCATCATCAGACTCCGTGCTGAATATTGTAGTTTTTCCATCGCCGCGCATTGTGATACCGCCGCAATTCAGTAAACCGCCGCTTGCGTCTTGCTGCTTAAAAGGCATGTTGAAATTGCCAATAGCGTAGGTTCCCGCAGGAAAATACAAGTCTTGTGTGTCTGCAATAGCCGCGTCCCACGCCGCAGTGAGTCGGGTGAGCATGTCATCTTGACTTACAGAACCATCGCCAATTGCGCCGAAAGCTTCTGCATTGTAGCCATGCGAGCCAGGTACTAGTTTTAATTTGACACCACCCACGGTAGTCACATGCGGGTTTGCTTCCGATGCGTCTTGGACTTCGTATTCAAACCCCGATGCAGAGATGATATCTCCTGAAGCAACTTCTGAGCTAGCACCAGAACCTGCATATCCTATAACTGTGTTGTTGTCAGCAACAAGCAAATCATAAGTAGCAAACAAGTCATTTGCTGAATTGGTTCTAGCATTTAACAACTCCCGTATTTCTGATTTGATTGGCTTATGCGCGCCCGATGAGGGAACCCCATCAGTTGCATAATCGCGAAAAACACTATCCACAGTGACTGTCATTTTTAAATTCCAATATTGTTTATGTTTTGTAAGATTAAGTGACGGTTACAGAGCCGGAGGCTACCGAGCTAGCCTCAACACCTGATGCATTGGCCGCTGACAGCCAGTAGTAATAATCCCCAGCAGCCAATCCGCCATCGGTGTAAGATGTCGCAGAGTTTGAAGGACCATAGATATTGCCCACGAGCGAAGCTGTGTCTTCGTCATCGATGGTATTTCTACGAAGAGCCGTAAAACTGTAATTTGCTGAATTTGGCGTGTTGAATGTTAAATCAACTTCACCAACACCGCCCGTTGCAACAACTGTGTCTACTGAACTAGGTGCTGTTTCATCCGCTGTGGGTGTAACTGTAATGGTTGAGGTCAAATCACCTTCCGATAACCCCGCGGTGATGTGGCGCGCTTGAAAATCATAACTTTGGCCATCTGATAATGCGCTTGTTTGTGCAGTCTCAGAACCGGCCTCTGCTGAAATCACCGTCCATTCGCTATCACTGGATAACTTAAATAAAAATTGTGTATTCAAAGACGCTGAACTTGGCTCATCAACGCTTAAATTCGCATAAGGAACAACAGTAGTCCCCGATGTAATCCGCTCAATAGTTACCGTGAAATTTGCAGGAACAGGAATGGTACTTTCTTCACTTGCATCAACTGAAACAGGTTTAACACCCTCTTCTGTGGCAGCATCCCATGCGCGAGTGCTTTCAGGTAGAGAAAGTATTTGAACAGTTACGCCTTGCAAAATACCTTCTTCACCGATCAAGAATTGCAAGTCCGATATTTCGAACACTTCGTCAATTCCAAAATCTTCATATTGAACCCGTATTAGCCTTTCACCAACACAAGCAAGACCACCCATATTAAGTGTTAATTGCCCTACCCATTCAGGATTATTCCGCGCCTCAAAAAGCTTCATCAATCGACGTGTTTGGCTATGACTTGGCGACATCGGGAAAGAAGTATCTTTTACCAGCTCACCTCTATCGGTTACATCTTGCGCGTTAACCCAAGGGTCTGCATCCGCAGTCGTAAAGTCAGTCTCATTGTCAAAATATGTTGCTTTGATCGTGTTGGCGACATCAATAACGCCGTTACCCCGTGATAGATCAGCGAAACCTGTAATTTGGTCTTCTGATATTGTTACCGTTGGCTCGTAATATTGTCCTATATCGAGCTTTACACCACCGTCTGACGTTGGGTATAGCTTTGCGTCACAGGAAACTAACATTCGCTCTAAAACGTCTGCTGGACGTTCTTGAAGGGAATATGCGCCTGCAAGTCTCCATTGCGCTTCTGTCCCGCCTGCTTTTAAGGTTATAGGGTTATCACAAAGTTCATGAGCTGAAACCCAACCCGCAGCCGCTTCCGTGGTAGTAAACACATCTTCAGAAATGCGAGCACCATCTGAGCTAGTAAGGTAATCATAAATCACAGCCGCTGCGTTATCTGAATATTCGACAACATCCGTTTCAAGGTTTTTGATCTTAGAGCCACGAAAGATCAACCGATAAATTGTGTCTTTTCCGTTTGGAAACGCTTTTAAATATTCGCTCTGCCCTGCCGCCTTTTGATAAGCATACAGCGTTGTTATGCCATCGCCTCTATGATCTGTTGTGTATTCTGTAAATTCACTAACTAAATCGCTGTAGGCGGTTTCTGTAGATAGACCTAAACGGGTTTGAATTTTTACAAGGTTTGTATACGGTGATTCTTGAACATTTCCGCTGCCATCGAGCGTTACCTCATTATCATCTACCCAATAGCTTTCGATCCCATCAATCTCACCGTGAGAAATCGCAAGCACTTTGTGCAGATTCCCGTCTTTACTCTCACCAAACAACCAATTCCCTGAAGCCTTATTTTTACCATAAAAGCGCATACGTGGTGAAATGGCTTCACGTAGCGATGATTGGACATCCTCCGGCGCAGGCTGACCAGGTTTAGGCGTAAGCACACTAATCAAAGCGCTAACACCCAATGATAAGCCAACACTAACAACCGTTCCCAAGAACCCCAAAGAGCCGATACCTAATACACCATTAACAATCGCACCGGGTGCGCCAATCGTGAATAAAGCTAATGCGATAGTTTGAGGCATTATTTAAAACTCACTTTATTGACCATGCTTTCACAAAGTCACTTGAAACGATTTCTTTTTTTTCATCACGAGAAGACCAATTTTCCCCATCGAAAATCGCCATGCATAAACGCCATGAATTTGCTTTGATTAAGCCAACGTCACCCGCTTGGGGTTTGTTTGTTCTTTTAAATCCCGCTTGACGCATGACGCGATTAACCGCTATTGCCATACCACCCATGTTTATAAGCCAACGAATTGCTTGGCGTTCATTTGTATAAACACGATCTGAAAGATTTAGCGGCGAGATCCCCGTTTTAATTTGCACCCATCTATTGGCGCGAAAACAACAATCTGTTTCACCCCAAACAAAGGGCTTCTTTTTCTCGTTTTCGAGATAAGTAAGAACATCCATAATTAGTAATCAGGGTATCTAATAATTTTACCAGAAGCCGCAAGAACCGAAACAAACTGACAAATCAAATCGCCTGGATGTCTGGTTTGTTGATCCCTATCAGTATACCGCCCCGCAGGAGGCGTTGAACGGCCATGAAAGATGTTTTCAGCATCTAAGGTTATTGATTGCATTGCGCCATCTGAACCTTGCATTTGTGAACGGCTTATCTTTGGCTTTTGCATAAGCCCCCATGCAACGCCGATGGGCGACCCTACACATTGCCAATTCTCATCAAATAGCTGCAATGATACTATTGCCAAGTTTCCTGATACCTCATCGGTTTCTTCAATCGCTTTTCTGAGAATATCAATCTTGCCTGTTGGGATAGCGGGCAACGAAAAAGTAATCTTTGCAGATGTCGCGTTTCCGTTAAACGTCAAACCCTCAATCTGTCCTGCGCCCCGCAATGGCAAATATAAATTACCATTTGATTCTAGTTCTGTGTTGCCGTTCCAAACTCGAACGGTTTCACTTTCAAATCTAAACTCTGATAGGAATGCACAACGCACTGTTGTTTTTGATAGAATTTCAATCTGATCAGCGCTAAAGAAACCCATTATAGATCCTCTATAAAACCAACAGACGGGAAACCATACTGGGCAGGCTGTAATGTGAGAGACATCTCTTGATCACTTGCAAGCTTGCACTGGCACACAGGGCGATCAAACTCTATTTTTGTGCCGGTAGTGACCGCCTCTCTCAATGGGGGATTAAAAGTTAAGCTAACTTCACTGCTGCTTGTGTAAGTTGCCGTTTTTATACGATAAAGACGGTTTCCTTTTGTAGTGTGATCGATGCTAAAATGCTGACCTGGCTCGATATCACCAGAAAACACAATAGAAAGGTCAAGCGATGTTGCTCGTAAAGCTCCTGCGCTTGCTGTTGAAACGTCCGAACGCGACGAAACATAACCAGCATTGTCGCTGAAATACGCATCATCACTATGTGGAACCGCCGTGTCGTCCAAATCAACTAAGGGCTGATAGGTCTTTTCATAGTCAAAAAACGGGACATCAATCGGATTTAGTTGGCCTTCCGTCAAAGCATCGAGCGAACGCCACAATAAAACAAGTTGACGCGAGTAAACAGGAAAATCGCTAAAATTAAACGTCCAGATACCGGCATCAGAGCCGACCGTTTGAGAGCTTGCACGAATATTCGAAGCCCCCCTCAATGAGCGGTTCATTAGCTCTATGTTTGCCGTTTTCGGGCATAAAACCTCTACGGGCCATGTGATCATATTAGCCGTTCCGCTGTTGATAGTTTGCAATTAAATTAGGCATTTGAGAGTTAACCGCTTTGACGGAACCAGAAACGATAGACGGTGCAGCTTGTTGCACTCCATTAACAACCATGCTCTCAACAAATGGCGTGAGATTACCGTTGTTGTCCGCTGAAATACCAACCGTGATATTAACATCAGATTTGTTGTTGTTTGCTGCGCTCAATGCATGATTAGGGATAACCGTACCGCTTGCACCTGGGATAATCATCTCAGGCCCGTCTTCACCCACCATATAGGCTTTACCAGCAGTTACAGGACCACCAGATGCGCGAAAACCACCGAATAGACCGCCGATAAGCGATGAGAAGATATTGCCTGCACCGCCTAAACCACTGCTGGCATTATTTACTTTAAACATTGCGTTAATCACATCGTTTAAAAGCGTGTCGGTGATCTTATCAAGAACGTTTAAAGCTGCGGAACCGAATGAAGACCAAAAGCTCTTACCTTGCTCAAGACCACTTCGCAGATCCGATACGAAGCCCTTAGTTAGATCAGCCGCGTATTCACGAGCTTTTTGAAGCTGCAACACAGCCTCGTCGTTTACCTTACGCAAATCTTTCCAAGGGTCGATAGCTTTTTTAGCTGCTCCCGCTAACTTATCACCAGCATCTTGACCAGCTATTGCAAGTTCAACCGCTTTGTCTCGAATAGCATCAAACGTAGAACCAAGATAATCAAAGTTCATTGCGTCTCTAAATGCATCTACGCCCGCCGTAGAGCTTGCAGCACCGGCAAACGGGTTAGGTATTGATAAATCATCCGTGATCATTCCAGGTCGCGAAAATGAGGTACCTACGATAGAATTAATCTTTGCAAGCATATCGCCGTAAATGCCGATGACCTCATTTGCGCCATATTTGGCCCATGAGATCAAAGCATTCGCAGACATAATTGAAATATCAGCAAAGGCAGCAGGCATATTAGACCATTCAGCCATGATGTATTTATAAGCACCAACCGCAACCCCGATCATGCTATTCATTTTATTTTTGGTGTATTGAACTGATGCATCCCATGCCGCTTGAACAAACGGGGCAATTGCATCAATAGCAGGCTTTAGAACGCCGCTAATAGCGTCCTTTGCAACATGCATTGTCGCCATAAACACATCACCAAACCCGACCGAAACGTCTGTGGTCTTGTTGATTTCGTATGTCAAACCAGAAAAGACCGCAGCAGTTACAACACCAGCCGCAACAAGCAACGGATTTGCCCGCACATATCGCATAACTGAAGCCGTAGCCTCTTGGAATGCGCCTTTAATGCCGCCCTGCCCTGCATAGATGCCGGCTAACTGACCACCTTGTTGAATTGCGACCATCATCGGGGGCATACCAAGCGCAAGCGATTGCGCAACATCTAAAGACTGCACGGCTAATTGACGTTGACGAAATGCCGCTGCGCCGGACGCACTAGCAAGTGCTTTAGTCGCCATCGCATTTGCTTTAGCAGCACCAGCCGCCGCAATGTCAGACTTCTCGCGCGACCTATTAGCCGCCTCAGCTTGCTTTGAAGCGCTTGACATGCCCTTGAGGTCTTTAGTCGCCTCTTTGATTGTCTCAGAATGAGCCTTAAGCCCAATTACAGCTACGTCCATTAACGTTCGCTTTCTTCTTTTTCAATCGCCGCGTTGTTTGCAGCTTCAATCGCCCATGCCTCACGGAATTTCATATCCATCATGGCAAGAATGTTAAATTCATTACGATTGATTGTTTCGCCCGTTAACCTGGACCATTCGGCTATACGTTCCGGTGGTATAGGTTCCGCGCTTTCACCGTCTATTTTACGGTATGTATTTAAGCGCCAGAACCAAATCCAGATATGAGAGCCATATTCAGGCGGCGAGCATATTTCAGTCTTTTGACCAAAGCGCATATTACGCTCTAATCTAGTTTCGCCGTGCTGATTTTTTGTATTGTATTTAACCTCGGAGAAAACGGCTTGCGCTAAGTCTTCACCGAGTTCGCGAAAAAACGGGCTTCTTCTCCGTGGGCCGCATCAATTTGGCGCAGGATAAACGAGCCTTCTTTGCTTGATAGGACTTCACGCTTGAAAGCATCGGAATTATCAGGCTTTTTGCCATTCCATTTCAGCTTTTCATCCCATTCCCAAGACGCAACAACAGCAATAAGTGTTTCTACTGCTTGATTGTCAGCATCTTCTGCTGTGATATCCTTACCTTTCGACTTGAGAACCTTGTCTTGCCATGCACGTTGCACCGCTTTGACTTCATCACTCTCAGGAGATCGGATCTCAACAGTGATTCCAATGGGCTTAGAATTTGTTGGGTCTTTGATCTCAATTGTCGTGGTGTCAGAATATAGGCTTGCAATATCCATTATGATGCTGCGTCCTCAAGAACCTCTTGAACCATACCAGCCGTAAAGCGGATAAGCTGGAAGTCTTCAATACGACCGTTTGGATAAACAGGACCGCCAATCAATGCGCGTGAATAACGAATTGTGTTATTCGAACCGCCTGAAGGCATATCATCATATTCAAACTTAATTGCAATTGCGTCAGTGAAAGAGGTTGCTCCTGCTGCTTTCATCGCAATCTGGCCTTTGTCGGTTACATCTTCAGCACATTCAATTACCGGATCGCCAGCGTTAGCTGTTGTTTTGATCTTATCCGCAACAGCGCGATCAAGAGTGAAATAAGTAGCCATTTCTTGAACAGTACCAAATTCACCAATCTCACCTACGTTGCCAACTTGCTGCCAGTCAAGCGCCTCGAAAGATGTTTGATTTAGGTCTGAGTTTTGCGCTTCTGGCGTATCACCATCCGCAGCCGTTACAGACACGTACACTTTTGCATTTTTCATGCCACCACGTTTTGCCATTTTAATATCCTAGTCGTTAGCGTTGTATGGTATTGCGACAGGGAAGCGAACTTCATTCCCGTCAATTATCTTCTGTGAAATAGAAGGCGGTTGATTAAACCGGATTACATAATCAGTCGTATGCAGTTTGAGATTGCCCGGGAAATGATCAATAACCTGAGTTGCTATATCTCGCCCGTATGCCGTGCCAATGTGCGCGGCGGTTACGACTGTAACAATGATGAATCCCTGAAGGTTTTTAGCGCCCTCAAGTGTTGCTGACTGTGTTGTATTAGGCGCGTGATCCACCTCTAAGCGTGGTACGCTGCCATCGTGATTAATGTTAGGCCATGCAAACGTTGTTGCGGGATCTGTTACTAATGTGCTTAAATGCCTAAATAACGCATCCTCTAATAAGGCTTCACCAGTTAATGCCATTAAAAATATCCCCCAATGAAGGGTTAAGACGCTTAAAAGAAGCCCGTGATATATTGGGCGATGAAAGCTGTGATAATGTCGCTATCGATACCGCCTTGCGTGTTCACCGCGAAGCGTTCGACAACATGAATAATGCAATTGATGCGGCTATTGCTAAGTCGCTAAGGAAACAGCCAGATTAACGTTAGATATTTGTCCAAGTATTTCTATTGCGAATACTAGATATATTTGCATTAGTTACGCCGAATAATTCAGCAAGTTTCTTACCGCTTAAATTTGAAGACCTGATATATAATATATCTTCTTTTTGCAGCTTAGCTTGCGGATGTCTTTCACCCATCAACATTGTACCGTGCTTAAATTTATCGTGGGTTCT